GGTGTCGTCCAGCTTGGTCGTCACTGCCGCACCGATGCACTCCGCTGCCAGCACCGGGACGTTGGCTGGCGTCACCGGGGATGGTGCGCCCTTCATGCCCTTTTCGTCGGGCACCATGTTGACCACCTCGGTCATCACGCCGGGGTTGGTCGGCTCCACGTCGGGGGAGAATCCGAGCAACTTATCCACGGCGCACCTTGATCTGCAAACCCGTATTGGTCGGCTGGCCCTTGCGCTCGATGTACCGCTTCACCGCCTCCAGCTTCTCCCCCACCATGCCCGAGAGGGTCTGCACCAAATCACCCGCACGGATGTACTTGGCCCCTTCCAGACAGCAGGCAAACAGGTACAAGTCCTGCGCGTTGTCCAGTACCCAGTTGGTCGGGTTGCCCACGCTCAAGGCTTCGATCTTGGGCACGTAGTACAGCGTCAGGGTGGTTCCCGTACCCGCCCCAAACACGCGGATCTGCCCGTTCTCGAAGGCGAATTTGTGCGGGTAGGCGTCCGGGTCGGTGTAGCGTTGCGGGTCGCTCTGGTAGTCCAGCGCGTAGGTCTTGCCACCCACCGTCACCTCGATCTTGGACAGCGAGCCGAAGTCAGCCGGGAGCGAGGCATATTCCCCCGTGGTCGTCAGCGTCGTGGAGGTCTGAAGATCCTTCACGTTCAGCTCGCGGAACAGGAAAGCCTCGGCCAAGCCAATGAAGGTGGGGATCTTGGAGCCCAAGTCGCCCCGGTGCAGGTAGGAGGCAATCTCTGCCTGAAGGGTGGTGTAGTTCATCGCTTCAGGTAGGCGTCAAAGGTGGCAAACGCCGGGTTGGCCTGGATGTACTCCTTGACCTTCTTCTTGCGCTCGTTCTGGTCTTGGATGGTCAGCAGCTCGGCGTAAACGTGCATGGGGATGGTGGCCACATGGCGCATTTCCCCCCAGCGTTCGCCAGCCGTGGCGTTGCGCTTGGCCTTGGCAAACTCCAGAATCGGCTCCACATCCTGCGAGGTGTGTTTCACCACCTCGTCACCCTGGTAGATCAGGCGGGTATGGACACCGTACTGGTCTGTGCCCTCGTCAAGTGTGAAAGATTCAACAGGTGTCATGGATTCGCTCCTTGACACCTAATGTCTACATCGGTAAAGCACAAAAAAGGGGGCCGAAGCCCCCTCTAAGTCCCTCAAGGAATGAGGTTTAACCGCCGCTCAGATCGCTGATCTTGGCGCAAGCCTTCGGAGCGCGAACGGCCAGAGCGCAGTCCACGGTCACCAGCACACGCTCGGAGTCACCGGACTTGCCCAGCTCTTCCGTGCGGAAGCCGTCCAGGTACGCGGTCTCGAGGTAGTTCGTGTTAAGCAGATGAACGTCGGTGGCACCAGCCATCAGGTAGTGAGGCACGATCTCAAGCTCGCCGAAGTCGCTCATGTAAACATCCGCGCCGCCGATGATGCGACCCTGCTCCTTCTTGGAGACTTGGTAGCGGTTCACAGCGATACCGGCAAAGCCCGAGAACACACCCTTGTGGTTGGGCGACATGATGACCATGCGCGGCACCTCACCGGAGGCGATGTAGGCCGACTGCACCACGCCTTTCAGCAGGGTTTCGGTGAACGCACGGCCCGTGCCAGCGGTCGGGGCAGTGGTGGGAGCACCCGAAGTCCAGGCAGCGGTCGAACCACCGGCACCGTGGGAGGTGTTGGCGTTGTTCTGCACACCCAGACCGCCCGACTTGCCCGCCACAGAAGTGGTGGGGGCCACAGCGGCGTTCTTCGACACGATCATGGCTTCAATGTCGCGCTTCAGTTCCAGCATGGCCTTGGCCTTGATGTAGGCCATTTCAGAGCCACGACCGGCCTTCTTCACGATGTTGGCACGGCGGGAGACACCGGGGCGCTTCGCAAAGATCTGCATGTAGTTGCCCACACGCTCGGTCGGGGTCTGGGCGTCCAGCGTCACATCATCGCCGTCGATCATGGCGTTGTCGGGGTTGGCGTTCGCCAGGGCGTCACGCTGCCACTCGTGGTAGGTGTTGGTCGCGGTCACGCGGCCAATGGCACTCAGCACCGGGGTTTCGGTCGGGCTGGTGTTGTAGATCTTGTCGGTCAAGTCTTCGCGGTCACCGCGCAGGGAGGCTTTCTGGTACAGGTTGGTTGGCACAGCCATTTCAATACTCCTTCAATTGGTCAACGTAGGTAAGCTGCAAGGTCATTCAACTTGGCGCGTCCACCCTGGAAGCGTTTTTCAAGCTGCACATCCTTGCGTTTCTGCGGTGTCGGGTTGGCTTTGTTGGGCAGCTTTGGAGCCTCGCTCACCTTTTTCTGAACGGCAGGTTTCTGCTCCTTCAGTTGGCGGTAAGCCAGTGCATCCAACATCACGCGCACCTGACGGTGATCCAGCACCTGCCCGAGTTCCTCTTGGGTGAACCCGTAGGTCTTGGAAACGTCCTGGTACGCCTTCGCCAGCCGGTCGCGGTCGATACCGTCTTTCTGAAGCTCTGCCCAGCTACGCTGGAACATCTCAGCCCGTGCCTGTTGGATCTGCTGCTGATTGCGCTGCTCGATGGCCTGTCGCTCAGTGGCAATCTGCTGGTCCAGTTGGCTCAAGACGCTGTAAATCGACTGTTGACGCTGGTTCTCTGCGACCCATGCAGCCGGATCGGTCTGGGCCAATTGCGCCATCTCTTCCGGGCTGCGTAGTCCTGCAAGCTGAACGATCGCGGCCCGACTGGCTTCCGCTTTCGTCAGATATTCCTGCGCGAACTCGTCATGTTTTGCCTTCAGGATTTCGACCGCCTGATGCTCCCGCTGTGCCAGCTCCTGGGTCTTGCGGGTGTAATCCGCCTGACGCTGGTAGCCCTTCACAAGCTCGGATTCATCGACTTCGATCTCCTGCTCTGTGCCGTCCTCACCTTTGACGGTGACTTTCAGTTTCCGGTCGGGTGCAGGCGTATCTTCGGCATCTTCGTCGTCAGACTCTTTGTCATCAGACTCTTCCTGTCCGTCCGTGTCCTCATCGTCCGTGTCGCCTTCGGCGGTGGAGTCATCGGTCAATGCTTCCTCATCCTCCAGCTCGGATTCCACGTCGGGAGTGTCCGAAAGGAAGGAAGCCAAATCGCTCAAGGAATCGGGTGCGTCATCGGCGTGTCCGTCCATATCGCTTTCTCAAAAGAAACCACCCACCAAGCGCCGGAGTGGTCAAATCACAAGCCCTGGCGTCAGGCCACTTTCCTCAAGAACCGCTTGGCAAGGGATTCGTTGCGCTCACGGTCCAGGTCGATCCGGTGTTGAGCCAGCTTGCCGGTTTCGATCATCCCTTTCAGGATGGCCTCGAACTTGTCGGTCAGCTTGGCCAACTGAAGCAACAGCAACTGCCCTTCTCGGTCACGCACGGGGCAGTCTTTCCACTGCTGCACCACGGCTTCCTTGAGTTGCCCCATGGCCTCTTGGTAAGCCGGGTTGTCCAGCACAAGGGACGCTTCTTGCGCCCGTTGAACGGTCTGTTGCTCAGTCATGGAATCAGTTTGCACAGAGGTAAAGCGATCACGCCAACAGCAGCAACTCCACTTCCTCGTCGTCCTGCATCTGCCGAGCCAACAGGGCCACCTTGACGGTGCCCGTGAGCGAGCTGTTGGCACTGGCCTGAAGGATGGCTTCTTTGTACTTGGGATAGATGGCGTTGGCCATGGGGTTTTACTCCTGCGGGGTGGGTTGATAGGGCTGCACACCGATGGCGCGACCGCTGGCATCGCGGACGATCACCTTAGGGGTGTTCATTTGCTGGATGACGGCTTGCAGCCCGGAGAGGACTTGCAACATGTCGTCTTTCTGCTGGATCACATCGGACGGAGGCACGCCGCGCACCTTCATTTCCTCGATGTAAATCTTGGTTTGCGCGTCGAACTCGGCCTTCCATTTCTCGAACTCCAGGCGCTGCTGCTCCAGTTGGGCGTCGTACTGCGCCTTCATGACCTCGCGCTCGGCGTCCCGCTGGTCGTTGGCGGCTTGGAGTTCCAAGGTGGCGCGGGTTTCTTCCAACTTGGCCTGAAGCTCGATCTGGCGTTTCTGCTGATCGGCCTGCATCTGTGCCTGGAACTTCTGTTGGTCGGCTTGCAGCTTCATTTGCTCGATCTGGATCGGCAACGGCGGCTGCTGTGGTTGAGGCGGCAGGGTGGTCGGGTCCACCGCGAAGCTCTGCACATCCTTGAAACCGGCGTTCTCGATCAGCTTGGAGAACGAGTGGTACAGGTGTTTCGGCTGCACCATGCCCAGCGCCATGCCCTTCTCTTGCAGTGTCATGATCTGCATCAGCGCTGCCGCCTGGGCCATCTTGTCGCCCGTGCCCAGACCCACATGAATCGTCATGTCGTACTGGTCACGCCACTCGTTCGGGTCGTACTCCACGAACTCGTCGCGCAGGCGGAAGGCCAGTTTCTCGATGCCCCCATCCGTCAGGGTCTTCAGAATCCCTTGGAAGATGGGCTTGACCAGGATTTCGGCGAAGATGCGTGCAATTAGCTCAATGCGCTGCTGGGCTGCGCTCTGGTCGATCTGCCGACCCGTGGCGGTGTTGTTCAGCGAGTCCGGGTTCAGGCCCATGGAGGTGCGAGACACCCCGGTGCGGTTTTCGCGCATCCCCTGGACGTACTCCAGCATCGGCAGGGACGCACCAGCCGCGAACGGGATCACATCGGACTGGATGGCATTGGGATCGCGTGCCCGGATGATGCCGCCCGGACGGGAATCCAGCAGGTCGTCAATGTTCGCCAACGGGGACCAGTTGGAATCCGTCAGTACCTTGGTGCGCGGGTTGTTGGTCAGGTAGAGGTTGTTCAGCGTCTGACGCAGCAGTTCGGTGTGCAGCTTCTGGAGATCAGACACCGCCTCGGCCATGCTCATGCCTGCCCACTGGTGGGTGTTCAGGATGGGAGAGGCCGTGGCAATGGGTACGTGCGAGACTTCCTCGATCTTGAGGATCTTGTCTTGCAGGCGGTACACACACAGACGTTCCGCAATGCCGTCGCCGTCGCGGTCCATCAGCACGAACTCGATGCGCAGGTAGCCATCAGCCTGGGAGGTGTCCAGATCCTCCGTCATGGCGTCGTAAGCGGTTTCCTCCACCTCGCGCTGCATCAGGTTGCGGTCCGAGGCTTCCAGGTCTTCCTCGTCCACATCGAAGCCCATCAGCTTCAAGTCGGACAAAGTAACTTCCATGACCCGGCAGACGTAGGGGCAGTCTTGCAGCAGGGGGGAAGTCCATTCGGCATCCACCAACAGGTCATTGGGGTCGAACGCCTCCACCTTGACGATGTTGCGCTTCTCGATCCGTTTCAGCCGACCAGTGTGGATGTTCATCACCTGGCCGGTCATCTGGTCCACCACTTGCTCAGTGCGGACTTCCTGAATCTCAGCGCCGTCCTCTTGAAGCATCAGGGCCAGCATCTCGTCCGTAGCGCCCTGGAACGGGATGGAGATGACGCTTTCTTTGGCCTCCTTGCGCCACATCGCCGCAGCGTTGCCCGTGATGAGCGCGTCTTTGAAGGCGGTGTACAGGATCAGGAAGCCGTTGTTCTGCTTGTAAAAGACGTAGTTGCAGGCGTCCGTGGCCTGCTCTGCGCCCTTCACGTCGTTGGCCCGTGAAGGCTCGAACGACACCGCCTTATCGGTGGAGGTGAAAATCTTCAGCAGGGAGGGCAGCACCCACTCCACCGTGTCGGACACATCGGAGGCGACGATCTGCGACCAATCCTCCTGCTCGTTGCCGTAGGGCAGCTTGTAGTATTCCCGGCGCGACTGCTCACGGGTCGTGGCCAGTTCACCCCAGACGTACTTGGCTGAAGCCTCTTCCTTGTCCTGAAGGGCGCGCAGGAGGTCGTCGTCCTGCATCTTCATTCGGCCACCTTGCGCTTGGTGACTTTGGGAGCCGGTTCCTCCTGCTTGAGCAGCGGGAACAGCACTTCGGCCAGCTTGTCGGCTGCGTCACGGCGTCCCTGGCAAACCAGTCGGATGAGGTCTTGAAGCTCTTGCTGTGTCATGTGGATACTCCTGCTGGCAGTCTATGTAGTGGTAAAGCGCAACCAGGACCCCCAAAACCCGGCACCATTTTCTTAGATGCCTCGATATAAGCTAAATGCGCCTCATAAGCTGAGTCAAATGAGCCTAGGTAGTGGTACTTACTGTTAACTCTTATGGATGCCCGGTATTTCTTTGCCCTTCTGCTCCACGACACGCCTTTGTAGCCACTTGTATTCCTTGAAGAAAGGCCGGTGTTATGAAGGTTTTCGGAGTTGGAGCAATCCCTCAAATTACTGATTCTGTTGTCTGTTTTGTCTCCATTGATATGGTCAATGTAGCCATTTGGGAACGAACCATGCACATACAACCATGCCAGCCTGTGCGCCAGACAATAAAAGCCAGCGAACCTGATGTATAGATATCCTTTGCCTCCTATGCTGCCAGTTTCTTTCCAAAGAAACTCTTGATTGACCTTTGCGGTCTTTATTTTTCTGAACAACCCGGTTTCTGGGTCGTAGTGCAAATGTTCTTTGAGTAAGTCTTGAGTGATAAGATCGGTCTTAGCCATGATGACTCCTTAACAGTCGGATTGGTTAGAGCCTCCAGTCCACGCCAATGAACTGGGGGCTTGTTTATTCTGCTTGTAGGTAAAGCGGTCATGCCACAAACCCCTTGGAGCGGTACTTGATGGGTGCAATCGACCCGTTGCTGTTGCTCATGCTGTCGGCCACCAAACAGGTGTATCGCCACGCATCGGCCCCGTGGCTGTACTGGTCGTGCAGGGGCGAACCCGCTTCCCCTGTCTTGTTGCTGATGTTGCGCCTGTAACGTTTGAGGCACTCCACCAGCCCAGCGGCCTTGGTCTTGTCGAAGTAGGCCCGAGGGAACACCAGCCTTGCCGCCCGTATGCCGTCCTCGATGTGCATGTTGGGGATGGCTTCAACGGTACACCCCAAGGCTTCCATGATCTCTTGGGCGCTCTTGCCCGTTTTGAAGTCTTTGGCGAACCCGTCGTGTGGCAAGTAGAAGACACCCCAATTCAGCGGCATGGCCTTGAGTTGGGCCACGTAGTCCGCCAGGGTGCGGTGCGAGTCCTCGATGTATCCCACAATCCTCAGCTCCGAGCCTGCTCGCTGCACCAAGACGATGGCTGTTTTGTCATTCCAGCCCAAATCAAGTACCGCATGGGTCTTCAGCAGAGGGTCGGCAGGAACGTCACGAATCCGCCCCTCCGCCTCGGCCTTGCTCACCTCGTCAAAGTAGATCGCCCCCTCTACCGCAGGTTTGCACTGCCCTTCCCAGATCCAGTTGTAGACCTCGGGCTTGAGCGTGGCTCGGG